GTCGTCGTGGGCCGACGCTAGATTTTCAACGTCTTCTTCGGCGTAGCCCATCGACACCAGCTCGGAGACTGTGATGATGCGGCGGTGGCCGACGTATGACGCCTCTGATATCGACTTGGCCTCGCGGGAGATAAGAAACTCTTCCGGCGGAACTGCCTCGATCTGCACGCGGCCGTCTGGGCGCACATATTCGACTGTGACGTCGTGCACCATGGGTGGCATGATAAACTCGCCGGTCATGGGGTCGATCTGGGGCTCGCCGACAGTCTCGGACGACTGCACGGTGATCTCAGCGGCTGGGTCGGCGGCAATTGCAGCCAAAGCCGCGTCGTCGAGGCCAGTCATGTGGAAAGTCTCGACTTCAGTCTTGTCTTCCCAGAAGCACTTGATGATGCCGACCTTGCGGATCAGTGCATCCTTGAACGCGCTGTGCATCACGAGGAAGCCGTTGTTGTCGCGGTTCATCACAAAATTTGCGTAGTCTGTCGCCTGTTGCGCGTTCTCGACGTCCTCGGGGCCAGTCGGGATATATGACACGCTCTCGTCGGACCCGTGGAACACGCGCATCAGTGACGGCATGATCGCCTGTACGGTATCCCGTACGTCCATGCTGACGACTTGGCTGCGGCCCTCTTCCTCGTTGCCGAATGGCTCGCCGCGGTAGTATTTTGTCGCCAAGGCGCGATCCGGGCTGACATAGTTGTCGATGTAGTCTATGGCGTCTTCGATCTCACGACCGACGATGCCCTGCAACTCGACTTCGTCCATGACTTCCGGGTTCAACATCGCCTCAAGCTCGGAGGCCATTTTATTTGCTTCATAGTCCATGTTTAGCCTCTAATATTGTTGTCTAGGGTCTTGCTGCGTCTGTATAGCCAAAAGCGGAGCGGCTGCTATAGGCGCTGCGAGCAAAGGTATTTTGCGACGGAACACTGAACGCGCCGCCTCTTCTGGAGTTATATCCAAAGCCTGAGCAGTGACACTGAGACGGTCGTCGAATATGTCTACCGGCGTCTTTCTTGCGCTGCCGAGATTAGTCTCATCGCCAAATCCAAACCAGCCCATTGACTGCGCCTCCGCTGGAGATACGCCAAGTTTGGCCGCGGCGTCATGCCATATATCCGCGAACACTGGGTATTCAGTTTGCAGTTTGGTCGTACTACCCTTTGGCCCAGTCATTTGAGACGCCAGCGTGTCGTCGATCATATTAGGCGTCAGAACGCTTGGGTCTTTAGCGTATTGGTCTCGGAATTTAGGAAGAATAAATCCCTCTGGGACCAATCCGGGCTGCATCTCATTTAGCGTCATCAGAGTGCCGCGAATAGCGTGAGTGTCCATTGTGACGCCACTCCGGTTACCGGACAGGTTCGCGCCAAAATTGGATGGCTTTGGGTTTCTTGCCACGTCCATTTCGCCAGTAGCGGCAACGTCGTCTAACAGGCCGCCGTGAATGCCGCCTTTGGCAGTCATCATTGGGTAGCCTTTTTCACTTATCCCCTTGGTGCCGTCGGGGCGTATTGTACCGGGGCCAACAACTTCGCGGAATGGTATGCCTTGATTGTCTTTCGCCATCACCAGTGTGGCGTTGCGCAGGTTTTCTTCAACCTTAGTCCGCGGGCTAGTCGCGGCCACGTTATTACTTAAATCACGCAGGTATGCCTGCGCCTCTGTGTCACTTAAACCAGCCTGACGCGCTGCTCGGTAAACTGGTCCATCGGTGTGATAGAAGTATCTAGTGTCCGCTTCTAGCTGACCCGTGGCACGAATGCGATCTGCCAAAGCGCTTGATATTTCCTCGCGCCTGTCAACCAGTATCCTTGCTCGGTCGCCTTTTGGTAGAGCCGCAGTCGGGTCTGGATTGCGAGGATATTTCAAAGATAAGTCTTCAAATGCACCGCTTGGGGCCGGCGTTTTATAATCTCTATCAAAAATTCCTGCGCCGCCGGGAGCTGGCTGGATGCGATCTTTTGGGCTGAACTCCATTTGAGCCGCGCGAGCTTCCAGTGCACTTAGAAGACTGGGGTCTTTTGTAGACGGGCCCCCATTGCTGCCGATGCCTCGACCAGCATCAAAAGGCGAGTATGTTTCTGGCCGCAGCCGGACATTCCCGAGCAGAGAGCCCATCGAATTTGGATCAACCTCTAAGCGACTGGCAGCTCGAATGGCGGGCCCAACTCCGGGCACTACAGACGCCACTGAACCTAAAGCGGCAGCCCTGTCGGACGCTAGAGCCTTGTTTGACGCCTCAAGCATATATGGCTCTGCGTCTTTGGCCTCGACGCCAAACATCTCCATCAACTTGTCGGCTGCGGTATAGGTCAAGCCCCGGCCAACTGTCCCGGCGAAGTCTCTAACCGTGCCCACTGGGTCGGTGGCGACGCCGACTACGTCCTCGATCATGCCGCGCCCTATCTCCTTATTCGTGCCGACTGGGTCGCTCTGGAAGGAGCTTAGCAAATTATAGATGCCGCCGCCGGCGGTGCTCGCCATGTCGTAGGCGCCGCGAAGCTCAGGTGGGACGTAGTAACGTAGATCCATTATCCGAGTAATCCTTTTGGACGCATTTTCGGACGCATAGGTGTCGCTGGCGCCAGCAAACCTTGCGGGCGGGCGCGTGGGCGCATTGGCGTTTCGCTATACAGGCTCTGGCCGGAGAACTTTTTTCCGTAGTCCGAAATATATGTGCCGAACTTGTCTTTCTTGTTTACCTTGCCGCCGCTTTCGAGACGATGTCTTGCTCATGCCAAGACATGACTTCCTCTTGCAAACTAGGATCCGCTAAAAACTCTTCGCGGGTAAACTTCTTGCCAGTGTCATCCATAAAGTCTTGCAGCCGGGGGTCTCCGAACTGATAAGCGCCCGCGACCGTGCGGCCGGAGCCTGCGTCGGTCAGGATGCCATAGTTTCCGCTGCTCTCGCTCTGCGCCATTAAATTTCTAAAGTCAGATCCCGGCATTAAAATTTCCCTGCGTTTAGTCGCTTTGAGACCTCAAACATGCGGCGGACAAAATCCTGCGGTATGTCGGGGCTATTGTATTGGCTTCCCTGCTCAGTTTGTAGCCACTGCTCTAGCGTCAAGTCTGCGATGTCCGGCGCGAGCTGGTCCTGTGCCGCCGTTGACGCCTCAAATGGGTTGTACGACGGGACGTATTTCCCGTCAGCAATTTGCGAGTATCCGGGGTTTGCGTCAAAATCTATGTCGTCCAGAGTGGCTCGCGGCGCCCTTGGGTCAAAGCCAAATTTGTCTTCCTCGAAGCCGTAGCCGAGAAGCGGAGACGTCTGGACCGGTGGCGTTTGAGCGCCATACTGTGGCGTCGCTGCTACTTTCTGCACATTAGCGAGTGCCGCTAGAGGGCTTGAAGCCTGTGCCCGTGACATACTTCCCGGATTGGCGGATTGCGGTGTCTGCGATGCCGCAATCATTGCGTTAACCTTGCTGGGGTCGTAGGCGCCGCTGCCGCTCTGGGTGTTCATGGTGTATGGCTGATTGCCAGTTGCGCGCTGAATGCCTCGGAGTATTCCAACGCCGGGGATAAAATTCGTTAAAAAGCGCTGAGGCGTCATGGGCTGGTCGCCGAGGCGGCTGCCTCCGCCAAAAAAGCTGAGTAGGCCGCCGGCCTGTGGATTGCGTAACGAGCTGCGTGGACGGTCGCCAGATCCGTTGTTCTGGGCGGCCGTGTTGGGCATGTTGTTCGCCAGAGAGTTGCTATACGCGTTCTGGTACATGGCGTTGTAGATGTTGCCGCCGGGGTCGTCGTGCTGCGATGCCACTTGATGCGCCTGATTGGCGGCGGTCATCTGATGGTATTCTTCACTCTTTGGGATCTTGCCGGTCAGCATTCCCCAACTTGTTTTGAAATCCATGTGACCCCGTCCTCTCGTCAGCCTTCCCCACATAATACACGCAAACCACTTTTAACGTAACCCCGCGCGCTCATGGGAGGATGGACGCGCGGGGGAGCCAAAAGCTCAGCGGCCGGGTGGGAGGTAGCCGCTAACAAGGGCATGATAA